GAGAATAGGAAGGCTTAAATTAGAAGTAGGAATTTAAATAAAAAAAGAGGAACCCTTTTGTAAGGGTTCCTAAGGTAGCTGACAAGCTAACAAGAAAAGAAATAATAATGTATATGTAGTATAACGTATTAACGCAAATGTATGCAAAATAAAAACAGCTAATTTTACTTAGCTGTTTTATGGGGAAATTTTCTCATGCTTGCTCACACTTGTAATGGTGTAGAAACAAATCCTATAGATGGCGTATTTATAGTATGAATTAACTTTTTCTTTTTATACGTAAAAAAATAAAACGAGCACTTGTGCCAGAGTGCTCGTTCTTGAAACCTTAAATCATTATTGTTATGTGTGAGTCATGAACAAGTAATGATTGGAAAAGTAAGGATTCAAGATAATATATGTACATGAAGTGAAATGGTGACAACAACAAAAGCGGTTAGTCTTCTAACCGCTTTTTTGCCTGAAAAGAAAGCAAGTAAAATGAGGATTACAGTGTAAAGAGAAAAGCTGATGTCAACAGCTTACAAATAGTATGAACAAAGAAAACTATTTTATGCAGGAGGGATACGATGAATCAATTATCTCTTTTTACATATGTCAACGAGAAAGAAATACGCCCTTTTGTGATAGAAGAACTGAAAAAGTATAAGGTATTACGTGTACGGTTTCAAAATCAGCGAGAACGGATGGAATTAGGAGCAGATCTTTTGTTTCCAGAGTTGAGAAAGTTGAATGTTCATGAACTTAAGTACAGACAATTACAACGAGCGTTTGAGCATGCGCTAGATCAGGATGAACAACGAATATTAGAAATGAAATATATGAGTGCGACAGAGTTAAATGATGATTACATTTATACGGTACTAGGGATGAAGCGAGGTAAGTTCTACCGGAAAAGGAAGTCAGGTATTCTTAACTTTGCCACGGCATTAGAGATGATATAAGAAAAGAATGGAACTTTTGGGGTACTGTTTGAGGTACTAAATCGGGTACTTTTTTATAGGGGAATCAAGGGTACGATATTTTTACAGATACTGTTTGGAAGACAGTGTGCTGTGGGGATAGCGTATCCACCATCATGTGGAGTGATGTGAGTGGGCCCCATTATCAAAACGTTACCGAAGAACGGGCATGGGCGGTAGGAACCCGCGATAGGACGAAAAGACCAATGGAATTTATTTTATATTCATATACCAAGTTGGCTGTGATTCTGTGTAGAAGAGCGGTCAATTTGTTTTTATATTATGATTTGAGGAAAGGAAACTCCTTGTTCTTATCGAATGTAAGCTATAGGAGGATGATAAAATGAAATATTTAGAGATTTGCATGAATGGTGGATATAAACATCAGGTCCATATGCCATTAGAAACATTTGAAAGTTGGATTACAGATAAAGACGGGTTATTACTCAACAGATTACTCCTTGTTGGAGATGTTATGATAAACCCAGCTAATATATCTATGGTCAGGGTAAAAACAAATGATAATTTTGAAGTACCAGAAGTATATAAGCCTAAATAATGTATGAAAGCAAAGCATCCTTAATGGGTGCTTTTCCTATGTCACCTTTTGATACAGACAAGCATATATTAGAGCATGGGACAACCCTCCGTTGTTTCATATTCAATCTCATATTAACTCCTTTTTTAGAGCATCTACTGGCGCAGATGCTCTTTTTTTGTCTGATTGCAAACATATTTTACGCCTGAATAGGAGGTTTGGTACATATGATGTATACAGCTATTTTAAAACGCAATGTTAAGTTTTGACCAATGATGAAATGATTGCGGAAGAGGAGGAATCGTATGGTGAACGTAAAGGATTTAACTACAAAAGATTTAAGTGAGGAATTAGCGAAACGTGAAGGTGTTACAAAAATAGAAGTAAATGTATATGAAAAGATTGAATTTGGCGGAATTGTCGTGGAAGGACCAGCGATTATCTTGGTGAATAAAGATTAGTTAGTTTAGGTTCGGTGGACAACGTAGACATCTAAAAAAGAAAAGTGGTGAGGTGAGAATTTTGCATACCAAAGTTACGTTTTTTATGAAAATGAATGGGGAAAATAAAGATGCGACTGCTTATGTAAACTGTATGACAAAAGTGGCAGCTTTTTTGCTAGCTAACACGGATAGACAGGTAATTGATAAACTGTTAACGCAGGTTGATGAGGAAGAAAAAGTATTTATCAAAGCCAATTTAGCTGGATGGAAGCATCATTCTCAATGAATATAGTGTCTCACAAACTGTTGTTTATGAGACGGTTACACATAGAGCCTAATAGCAACGTTCACTGTGTATCAAAACTATGTATTAAAAACTATTGATTTTGATACATGAAATTGATACAATGAAACCATCAAAGGTAAGGGGATGGTTTTATGATATTTGGATATGCACGTGTTTCAACGAAAAAGCAAAGTTTGGATATGCAATGGGACGAATTAAAGCAGTATGGATGTGAAGAAATAGTCACAGAAAAGGAAAGCGGAGTGAAAAAAGACAGGGTTGAGCTTCAATCCCTTCTTGGAAAGCTTCGAAAAGGTGACACATTGGTTGTCTACAAGTTAGATCGTTTAGGAAGAACGATGCATCAGCTTGTGAACTTGCTCCAAGAATTTCATGAAAAAGGGATTCACTTTGTATCGATTAAAGATGGGATTGACACCTCGACAACAATGGGCAGGTTTTTATTCCATATATTCGGTGCGATGGCTGAAATGGAGCGAGAGGTAATCAATGAACGTGTGGTAAACGGTGTGGCTGCAGCAAAGGCAAGAGGACGTGAAGGCGGTAGAAAGAAAGCTCATACGCCACAACAGATTGAAGGTATGATGGAAATGCTGGAAGCTGGTAAAACAAAAGTGGAAGTATGTGAGATGTTTGATGTAGCAAGAGCCACTTTATACCGTTATATAAGAGAATTCGAAGCGAATAACACGCAGTTAAAGTAGCAAAATATTTGCTGCTTTTTTATTTTTAGTGAGGTGATACATATGGGGAAAGGGAAAGCACACCCTTGGCTGACAAAAGAAGGGTTACTAAAAATAGAAGGATGGGCACGTGATGGACTGGTAGAAGAACAGATTGCCCATAACATGGGTGTGAGTCGTTCTACGCTGAGCAATTGGAAGAATAGACATCCACTGATTATACAAGCGTTAGCAAAAGGAAAAGAAGTATCAGATCGTGAAGTAGAGAATGCATTATTTAAGCGAGCGACAGGTTACACGTATGAAGAAGTCACTGTGGAAAGGGAAAAGGTGGACGGTGAGTTTCAAAGCATAGAAACCAAACGAGTGAAACGACAAGTCCCACCTGATACAACAGCCATTATCTTTTGGCTCAAGAATCGAAAGCCAACTGTGTGGCGTGACCGACGTGAGATTGATCACAGTGGTGAGATGAAACAAACCGTTGTACAAAAGCCAGAACTTAGCAACCTGTCTGTGGAGGAGCTGAAACAAATTGAGTCAATCCTTACCAAACCTACCGACAGTGGAGGAGATACAAAGGGAAATAGCACGTCGTGATTACTATGAGTATGTGTGTTATGTACATGAAGGTAGATATAAGAAAGCACCGCATAGTGAGTTTGTTGGTGGTGTCATTCAGGAAGCGATTGATAAAAAGAAACAAATGAATGCAAGCGAGATTCCAACCACGAACCAATACATTGCTATCAATATGCCACCACGTCATAGTAAGTCGATGACCATTACGGAGACGTTACCATCTTATTATTTAGGAAACTTTCCAGAAGATAGAGTAATTGAAATAAGTTATAGTGACACATTTGCTCGCCGTTTTGGTAAGAAGAATAAAGAAAAGGTCAAAATGTATGGTACTGATTTATTCGATATCAAAATATCCAAAGAAAGCTCGGCACATGATGAATGGTTACTGGATAATGAAATAGGTGGCATGATCTCACGTGGTGTGTTATCAGGTATCACTGGTATGGGTGCTGACTTAATGATTATCGATGACCCGATTAAGAACCGTGAGGAAGCTGATAGTGAAACGCATCGAGGTAAGATATGGGATGAGTGGATAGATAGCTTCTCTACTCGTTTACATCCGGGTGCAATTGTCATACTGATTCTAACAAGATGGCATGAAGATGATTTACAGGGTAGGTTGCTAAGTAAGGAATATGGTGAACCATTACCTTGGCAAGTGTACAATCTTCCATTAGAAGCCGAGGAAGATGATGTAATAGGACGAGCAGTAGGCGAACCATTGTGGCCAGAACGATATGGGTTAGAGTTCATACAAGAACGGAAACGATATCCAAGTAGCTTTAACTCATTGTATCAAGGCAGACCAACCGCAGCGGAAGGGAATCTATTAAAGCGTAAATGGTGGCAATATTATGATACGCTGCCGAAGATGGTTCATACGATTATGAGTATCGATGCAACATTTAAGGATGAAGCAGACAGTGACTTTGTGTGTATTCAGGTGTGGGGGAAGAATGGGGCGGATATGTATTTGATTGATAATTTGAAAGCACGTATGAACTTCCCAACTACCCTACAAGCCATTCGCAATATGGTACGAAAATATCCGAAAGCCCATGCCAAACTAGTGGAAGATAAAGCGAATGGCCCGGCAATTATTTCGATGTTAAAGAATGAAATCGGCGGTATGATTCCGGTGAATCCACAAGGTGGTAAGGTTTCGCGTGTGAATGCAGTCTCACCATATATTGAATCAGGTAATGTGTATTTACCAAGGCAAGCACCTTGGGTGCATGATTTTGTGGAAGAGTGCGCATCCTTTCCGCAAGGAAAAAATGATGACCAGGTAGACGCAATGTCACAAGCATTAAACCGATTTATCTATTATCATGCGAATGAAAAATTCATTCCAAAAGAGCCAGTGACATTAGAAGAAAAGGTACATCGCCACATTATTAGACTATCGAGAGGGCGAAGGAAAGGAGGGCAACTACAATGACGTATGTTGTCTTTTTTGTATTATTTGCAGTCATTGTATTTCTTGGTGTGTTTGCATATGAAATGGAGCGTGTACATCAAGGGGAACGTGATGTGTGGCAACAAGAGCGTAAGGAATTGTATGATCGTATCCAAGCCTCCTCTTTTGCCGAATACAAGCAGGGTGAAGTGAAGATGGTGAAAGCACAGAAAGAAGAACAGCCTGTACCAATATACCATTTAGAATAGGAGTGGCCACGATATGGCTAGAGTGTTTCATTTAACGTTAGGTAGTATTGAAAAATTCGCGGTAGCGGATGATTATGAGGAAATGTATGAAAAGAGAGCTGAAATTGACCCGACATTTGCCTATACACCTGTAGAGATAAAAGAACTGTGTGTGGAAGGATATGAAATCAAAGCGGAAAAGAAAGTGTCGAAGTCGAAAGTAAAGAAATCTTAAAAGGGCTTGCGTATCAAAACGTATAGGCTCTTTTTCATGTAAAGGCGGTGAGAAACATTGTTTGGTCTCAATAAACCAAAGGAACAAAAGCAAGAACAGAAAAGTCCTGATGATTGGGTGTCTCTTGTGGAAGAACGTATTACCCAAGCCGAGGACTGGGAAGAAAAACGTCAAATGATGGCACAAGTAAACTATTATCGCGGTAATCAGTGGCTTGTATGGAATCCAACTAGTAAAAAGATGATCACTGCACCTCTTGAAAATGGAGAACAACGCATTACAGTGAACCAAATTAGACCGCGTATGATGGTCAAGCTCGCGAAACAAATTAAAAATCGCGTGAAATTCGATGTTGTACCTGATAGTAACGATGAAACACGCATTGAAATTGCGAAAGCAGCATCAAAATTTCTTAAATATTGGTGGGAACAAACAGGAATGGATCGTAAAACACGTGATATTTTCCTGAATAACGGTGTAAAAGGCTGGTGTGCCGCAAAAGTATATTTTGATGCGGAAGCTGGTCAAGATATTACGCCAGGGGAAGGCGAAGTTGGTTTTGAGGAAGATATGCAACGTTTATATACGGGTGAAATTCGGTGTCGTATTTGTGACCCGCTCACTGTATACATTGACCCCGCCGCTGAAATGGACGAAGAGATTCGTTGGATTGTGGAAAGAAAGCCACGTGATATTGATTACATTAAAGAGCGCTACGGAAAAGATGTCGCTGCTGATGAGAATGTAGGGTTTGCGGCTGCATTTGATGTGACACCACAAAATGGATTCAACTCGACTAGTAAAAAACGCCCCAACATGGCAATGGTGGATGAAATGTGGGTAAAACCGTGTGGTAAGCATCCAAATGGATTGAAAGTTACGATTGCAGGTGGACAATTGCTGGATATAGACGAAAATGCTGGGGACATTCCTTTCTTTATCTTTGGTGATATTCCGATACCAGGGAGCGTAAAAGCGGAAGCATTTATTAAAGATATGTTGCCGATTCAGCGTGAAATCAATATTATGCGCTCTATGTTTGCCACACATGCAAGGAAAATGGGGAATAGTATGTGGCTTGTGCCCATGGGGTCAAGTGTGGATGAAGATGAAATTACAAATGAAGAAGGTGGAATTGTTCACTATACACCGATAGAGGGTGTGAGACCGGAAAGAGTTGGTGCGCCAGATATCCCGTCCTTCTATGATCGTATCTTAAATAATCATGATGCTGATATCGACGATTTATCAGGTGCGCGTGAAATCTCACAAGGACGTTTGCCGTCTGGATTAGATACGTATAGCGGATTGTCTCTCATGGTAGAACAGGAGAATGAGAAGCTTGCCGTTTCTTCTCAAAACTATGAGCATGGGATGAAGCGTTTATTGCAACGTGTACTGTTGCTGATGAAGAAACATTATACAGAGGAACGTATGGCCCGTATTCTTGGTCCGGATAATGATATTGAATTAGTAAGCTTTACTGGGTCTGATTTAAGCGGTGGAGAGGACATTAATATTATTCAAGGTTCTTCTCTCCCTGAAATGAAATCGGCGCAACAAGACCGCATTATGACCATGTGGGATAAAGGGGCAATTGTTAAGAAAGACGGCTCACCAGATACCCAAGGATTTTTAAAATTAATGGGTATGGGAGATAGTAATGAGCTGTTTGAAATGCAGCAGCTTGATGAAAACAAAGCAAAAATGGAAAACAAGCAGTTCGAGGAAATTGCACAGAATCCAGAGTCGTTACAAGCATTGCAACAATACAGCATCCAGCAACAACAGTTTGAGGAGCAAGCCCAAGCGATGCAAGCGCAAGGTGTAGACCCCATGCAGGCTGGCATGCAACCTCCACAACTACCACTGGCGACACCGCAGGTGCGTGATTTTTATGACCATGAAGTGCATGTATATATTCATAATGCATTCCGAAAATCAAGCTTATACGATGAATTACCGCCTGAAGTGCAACAGTTAGTTGATGACCATGTACAGCAACATATGGAGGCACTCAATGCGCCAATGGAAGCGGATAGAAGGCAGCAGATGGAACAAGAACAACACATGCAAGAAGCGCAGAAAGCTATGAAAGAACAAGACTTACAGTTACAACATCGTAAATTAGATATTGAAGAAAAGAAAGTAGAAAAACAAGTGCAGAAGGGTGAGAGATAAATGGATTTAACTATTGGTGATTTTGGTTGGGCATGGCATCGGGTTAAAAGAAGGAGAAAAGGTTATTTTCCGTTCCGGGATGGAATTGGGTAAAGGGGATGGTTTCCTGTATTCTGGTTTAACGGGGAACGAATTTTTCTACCCGCCGTTTAGAATAAGGGATATGGAGAGTTATTGCAGGGGGAACCGCCGAATTTGAGGGATTCCAATGGCTAATTAAAACCGCGCCAAGAAATAACAATATCCGTAGGTTGGAAGCCAACCCAACTTGGATATGTTCGCAAATGACTGGGAGGTTGTAGAATAATGACTTTTGGCCAAGCGCTTGAAGCATTGAAACAAGGTAAGACAGTGGCTCGTAAAGGTTGGAATGATGTAGGTATGTGGGTAAGACTCGTAAAGCAGGGGGAGTTTGATATCTCTTTTGAGGTGGTAGGTGGTAACAAATGCAAAGGACTCCTCCCTGGATTGGTATGAAAACAGTTGATGATACATTTGTTCCTTGGTTAGCATCACAAACAGATATGTTAGCAGAAGATTGGGAGGTTGTTGAATGATGAAATTCGGACAAGCAATTGAAGCAGTTAAAAAAGGGAATAAAATTGCACGTAAAGGTTGGAACGGGAAATGTATGTTTGTTTATTATGTGCCTGCTGCATCATATCCACCAGCTACAGATATTATGAAAGAAGCATTTGGCGGAGAAAATGTCCCGTATCGTGCATATCTTGCATTGAAAACAGCCCAAAACGATGTTGCTACATGGTCCCCTAGCACTTCTGATGTGTTAGCAGAGGATTGGATGGTGGTTGAATAATGAAAAATAAAATTACACAAGAAGATATTAACGCTATTTTAGATAAAACACAGTGGACGGTAGAAGAGTTTCACGGTAAATGTACAGTAGTTGTTGCTAAATTACCGAATGTTCATTCTGACGGAATCCAGTGCATGTGTGACCCTACTAATATGCTCGATTCGCCCAAGAGTC